AAGTCGGAGTTTGCCTCATACTTACTCCCGGCATGGATGGTTGGCCTCGATCCCCGGTTAAAGATCATTCAAGCAACACACACGGCAGATCTTGCAATAGACTTCGGTCGTAAGACCAAGAACCTAGTAGACCAAGAGAACTATAAACAACTATTCGACACAAGACTGATGGAGGATTCTCAGGCCGCTGGTAAATGGAAAACGGAACAGGGAGGTGAATACTTTGCTGCCGGTGTTGGTGGAGCAATAACAGGTCGTGGTGCTGATCTTTTAATTATTGACGATCCACATAAAGAACAAGATATTAAAAAAGATAGTAAGTCATTCGACAAAGCATGGAACTGGTATACATCAGGTCCACGTCAGCGTTTGCAACCTGGAGGTAGAATCGTTGTTGTAATGACACGTTGGAGTACAAAAGATATTACCGGACAATTACTCAGGGCTCAGGGAGAAGAGAACTCTGACCAATGGGAAGTTGTAGAACTACCAGCACTATTACCAGATGGTAAACCTGTTTGGCCAGAATACTGGACCAAGGAAGAATTAGAAAAAACTAAAGCATCTATTCCAGTTAACAATTGGAATGCTCAGTATATGCAACAGCCAACAGCTGAAGAAGGTGCAATATTGAAAAGAGACTGGTGGATGAACTGGGAACACAAGAACCCACCTAGCTGTGATTTCATCATACAATCATACGATACGGCTTTTTTGAAAAAAGAATCTGCTGACTTTAGTGCGATAACGACATGGGGAGTTTTCAAAGATGATGATGGTAGGCAGAATATTATATTACTGAACGCCTTCAAAGATAGGTACGAGTTCCCTGAACTACGTAAAATAGCTCATGAGGAGTATTTGTACTGGCGTCCTGACATGGTCGTAATCGAGGCCAAGGCATCAGGGATTCCACTGACGGCAGAATTAAGAGATATGGGTATCCCCGTAATTAACTTTACGCCGAGCCGAGGAAATGATAAACATGCAAGAGTAAACTCTGTATCACCGCTCTTTGAGATGGGGATGATTTGGGCTCCTATGCATGAACATTTCGCTCAAGAGGTTGTGGAAGAGTGCGCATCATTTCCGTTTGGAGATCACGATGACTATGTCGACTCCACAACACAGGCAATTATGCGTATAAAACAAGGTGGCTTAGTTCGTAATAAAGACTCGTACGAGGACGAACCATTGCCAGATAGAAGTAGGTTAGAATACTATGGCTAGGAAACAAACGTTAGATTTAATTATAAAGACATTTCAAGAATTAGGAGGAAACCTAAATGACGTTCTTGGAACTAGAACTAATATAAATTTTTTAGGTAAAGGTAAATCACCGGAGTTGATGTTAGACATGGATATTAACGTCGACGCGTTGGGTGTATTACCACAATCAAAAGCAGTAGAAGAGCTAACAAGTTCTGTTGGATATGCATTATCAAATAAACTAAATGATGTTCAAGCAAACAAGCTGTTAGATAATATGACAGCAATGAAAAATTTTTACATACCTCCTGCAGCGCCAAAGAACGTTACCGACTTTGCTACAGGAACACCTGAATTAGATAAAGCAGGATTGATGTCATTGAGACAAGGACGAGGTGACTTAGTTCGTGGTGATCCTGATTTACCACCACCAGGCTCACGTGGAGGACCAGAAGATATTTCAGCACCGTTTGCATCCGCAGAGGAGACAATGAAGAATTTAGCAAAAGCAGAAGGAATAACTGATGTCAATGAAACTATTTTACCAACGGGTGCTGGTTTAGAATTATTGAAGAATGTAAAAAATAATAATCTAATTATAAACGATGTAGTAGACACAATCTATATGAACATAGGTGTTTCAAAAGCTGCTCAGCCAGCTGCAAGAGGAAATGCTAGAGAGTTTTTAAACAGAGTAAAAGATTTAGAAGATCCAACAAATCCATCAGGACCAACGTTATCATCTATTATGGAAGTAGATGATTTTAAATTTATGACTGAAGGTGGTGGCGGAGGAATGGGTGACCCTATGTTATTGGTACAAAAATATTTTGGACCAAAGGTTGCATCTGCAGTTGCACAATTAGATAATGCAGATGACATACAAAAGTTTGCAGAAAGATTAGTTGGAGTTAGAGATGCAAAAGGAAACACAATAACTAGTAGATCATTTGATCCTGACACTGTAGATGATTTTGAATTTGCAGACGGTGGACGTGTACCTATGTTTGCTGGTGGTGCTGCAAGAATGGGTTATCAAGCTCTGCGTAAATATGGTTTTGAAGCAAAAGATATTACAAGAATGTTTAAAGAATTAGCTGTCGACAAATCTTTACAAGGAAAAGAAAAAACTTTGTACTTTCAAACTTTAAACAAGGCATTAAAAAACCCAGAAGAGTTTCCAGATACAATTAAAGAAATGCAATTGAAACTAGGTATTGATGTAGGTACTGGATTTAAAAGTGGTGGTCTTGCCGGCATCCTGGAGGTGTAATGGCTCAAGCACCTAGACTTAGCACACAAGGTAAATATGCAGGTAAGTATACTGTAAAAGATTTATTTCCAAGAAATTACATATCAACAGGAGATGATTTATTTTCTAGAGTTGAAACATCTCCAAACGGTATTGATGGTATTTTTGATTCTAAAGAAGAAGCATTAGAAGCTATTGCAGAAAGAAAATTAGAAACAGGTAGAGGGCTTTCTTCAAAAGAAATAAATAAAAAATATTCAAAATACATAAAAGCTGAAGGTTATAATAAATGGGAAGAAACAGATGATTTAGCTAGAAGAAGAATTAAAGCAGCGTATCGATATGACAAAGGTTTAGTTTATCAAAAGAAAGGTCTATCTAAAATTAAAAATAAAACAATTGATTTATTAGAAAAGAAAAAACCAATTAATCCAAGAACAGGATTACCGTATACACAAGAAGAATTTATTAATTTAACAAAAGGTCAAAAAACAAAACTTTCAGCACGATTAAGAGGAATAAAAAGAAAGGATCAAAAATATAAACCTAGACAAGGATACTACCCTGAAAAAGATGCAAACAGATTAATTAACTACATGAAACTTGCTGCAGAAAAACAAGAAAAAGCAGGAATACCCGCAGCAGAAAGAACTTACACAACTGTGTTTGATAAAAATAATAAATTTATTGGTGTAAATGATGTTAGACGAAACCAAGTATTTACACATGTTGATTATGATTTAGGAAGAGAAGGAGCCATTGCTGGAAAAGTAATTACACAACACCCTGATTATGAAGACATGCAAGGTTTCTTTAAAGTTGCAAAAAGATTCAAATACGAATCTCCTGATAAATTATTGGGTAGTTATTTTGCAAAATATGAAAGGGTTCCAACTTATAATGAGATATATAATTTTTTTACCACGGATAGAAACGCGCCTTTAAAAACTTTTAAAAACAATTCTTTAACTTTACAGCATCAAGAACTAATGATGAAACAACCTACCGGTCCTTTTCAATTACTCACTCAAATAAAAAATACTCAAGCTGCAACAATTATGAATAGATTAAACAGAGGAGAAATATCTTCTCAACTTGCAGACTATGAATTAAAAAAAATAGGTGCGGCTCAAGAAGGACTAGGTGTTGCTTCAAAAACTATAACACCCGGTAAAGGACTTGGTGTTGCAAAAAGAGAAGCTGTAAAATTATTTAAAGATGCAGCTAAAGTAAATCCAAATATTGCAGACGACATGGCATCTAGATTAAATATAAGATTCCTTGACGATGTAAGAGCTGATGCAGCAGCAAATGGTCCTATCTGTGGAATAGTACAGAAAAAAAATAAAGGTGGATCTGTTATAAGTTGTGTGGACGCTGTTGAAGATGCAATACAAAATAACCCGCAGAAACTTGCAAACGATGCAAGTAAGATAGGTAAGTTCAAACAAGCGGCTACAGGTTTTTTAAATTTTTTAAAAGGTCCTGGTCCAAAAACATTTGGTATTGGTGCTGGTGTTGGAGCTGCAATAGGATTAGTCAAAGCATTTAGAAACGATGATCCAACAACTTATTTATCAAACGAAGATCAACAAAAAAATATGTTGGTTGATATGGCAACACAACCTATATCAATTGATGTAGAAAGACCTGCAATACTAGATTATCAATTACCTGCATTAGGTGGAACGTTAGCTGCTTCAACGGCACTAGCTGCGCCATCAACAATCAGAGCAAGTTTATCAACCAAACAATTTAAATCTAGATCCCCAGGTATTGTACGAAAACCAGTTGGTCCTGTTAAAACAGGTTTAAGAGTTTTAGGTAGAGGCCTAGGAGTTGCAGCATCACCTGCATTACTAGCACCGTTTGCAGTTGGTGATATTGCATCACAGATAGCTGAAGGAGATACACCTGAAGATATTGCAACAAACCCATTTAACTATTTATATCCAGCATTTGCAGATCAAACAGACAAATTAACTAGAGGATTAAGTCCAACAATTAGAAAAGTTGCTAAACTAGGTCTACCAAAAATAGCACTTAGAGGGTTATCCAGAGCAGGTATAGGTGGCTTTGCAGCTGCCTCAGCTATACAAGGATTAGGATTATTAGATGACTAAAAAACTAACAACCACAATACCGCCACTTAAAGGACCAAATTCACAGGGGTTGAATGTTCCTGGAAAAAAGATTATAGTGGTGAAGAACTCGGAGAAAAATAATGTCAACAATAGACAAATCTCTACCAAACGTAGAGCAAGAAATAAAATTACCTAGTGAAGAAGAGATTGTAGAAGCGTCTCAAGAAAATATTGAAGAAGCACAAGGTGCTCAAGATATTGAAGTAATACCAGATGAAGATGGTGGTGCTACAATTAATTTTGACCCAGAAGCTGTAAACCAACCAGGCACCGATTCACATTTTGATAACTTAGCAGATTTATTACCTGATGATGTATTAGGTTCTTTAGGATCTAATCTTTATGAAAACTATATGCAATACAAAGCATCTAGAAAAGATTGGGAAGATGCTTACACAAAAGGTTTAGATTTATTAGGATTTAAATACGAGACAAGATCTCAACCATTTACAAATGCAAGTGGTGCAACACACCCTGTATTAGCTGAAGCGGTAACACAGTTTCAAGCACACGCTTACAAAGAATTACTTCCAGCGACTGGTCCAGTACATACTCAAATCATGGGTGTGGTTACAAAACAAAAAGAAGAACAGTCAACAAGAGTAAAAAATTTCATGAACTATCAACTCATGAATGTGATGAAAGAGTATGAACCCGAGTTCGATCAGTTACTTTTTTATCTCCCTCTTAGCGGCTCTGCATTTAAGAAAGT